AACCAAAGCAAATGACACAGATGCTGGCTATGATCTCTATGCTCTTGAAGATTGTGAGGTCGGTGCTAACAATCATAAATTAATTAAAACAGGTATTTCTATGGCAATCCCTAAAGGTTATGTTGGTCTTATCTGGCCGCGCTCTGGGCTTGCCTATAAACATGGTCTTGACGTATTCGCAGGAGTAATAGATGCTGGATATAGAGGTGATGTTGGCGTGCTTCTTTATAACTCGCGCTTAGAACATTATAAAATAACTAAAGGTGACAGGATAGCTCAAATACTATTTCAAAAAATTGAGGACTTTGATTTAGTAGAGGTAGATAACTTAGACGATAGTCAAAGAGGAGTAGGAGGGTTTGGTAGTTCTGGTACATAACATCTAATATAAGGTAAACTACATGTCTAAAAAAAGAACCAGAAGAGAAATAGAAAACTCACCACAAAAAGTTAAAGCTGTAGAGGCTAAAACAAATAATCAAAAAGAGTATATACGATCTATTATAGATAACGACGTTATATTTTGTACTGGGCCGTCTGGCTGTGGTAAATCTTTTATTGCTTCTGGTATTGCTGCCGAGCATTTACACCGTGGAGACATAGAACAAGTCATTGTAACTCGCCCGCTGGTATGCACAGGCAAGGAGATAGGGTCGCTTCCGGGTGAACTTCTCGACAAGATAGCGCCCTATCTCCTGCCAATGCAAGAAAATTTCAAGTTTTTCCTTGGAAGAGCGTACTATGGACACTATTATAATGAGGGGAAGATTAGGTATGCGCCACTTGAGGTGATGCGTGGATCTACCTTCCATAACTCATATATGATTTTGGATGAGGCTCAAAACTGTACGTGGGAACAAATCAAAATGTTTATAACACGTATGGGTCAAGGTAGTAAGGTTATCATTAATGGTGACATACGACAAACTGACCTTAGCAGACAGAGTGGACTTGAACAAATAATTGAAAAGCTAGGGGAGATTGATGGTGTCGGACTTTGCCGACTGGGATATAGTGATATCCAAAGGAATGGGATTTTAGGACGAATACTTAACGCATTGGAGAACTAATGCCTATTTATGATTATGAATGTAAAAGCTGTGGAGCGCAACTTAGTGATGTGTTTCAAAAGGTTACAGACCCAGAACTAACTAAATGTGAAGAGTGTAACTCAGACTCTTTATATAGAGTGGTCACTGGTGGCATCCACAGCTTTATGGCGGGAAGCGATACTGTTGGTAGTATTGCAGACAAGAACACTAGGAGAGACAGGAACAAGTTGAATGAAGAATATCATAAAAAACTAGAGTCAACTCCTCAAGCTAAAAAGCACTGGTACGAAACTCAGGGGAATAAAAGTCGGAAAGAAATTAATAAGATGACTCCTGAACAACAAAAAAGATATATTATGGAGGGATAAATGAAGAACTTTTATTCAGAAGAACAATTAAAAGTATTTTCTGAGAAATCTACTATAACAGCTATTGATTATATAAATAAAAATGGAGAAGTTATAGATAATGATGTGGACAAAGTATACGCAAAAATTGTACATGAAGACAAAAAGGAAACATATCATATTAAAACATATGACAATGCAATATACGATCCTCTAGGAAGATTGTCTAATAGAGAAAACGTTCTAGAAACAAAAATGAAAAAGGTTTCTAAAAACACATTTGACTATTATGTAATGTATCTTAAAACCAATAATTCAATTTATTTAACTAAAGCTAATAGGAGTTTCATTAATGAATAAGACAGGACCGCTAGGAGAAGTGGAAAAATATTATATTGAAAACCATGTAGAGGAAATGGAGATTGAAGATCTTGCTAAGAAGATGAACAGATCTTTGGCATCTGTAAAAAAATATGTAGAAAAACTAAGCAAACAAAAACCAAAAGTAAAACCAAAAGAAGAAGCTAAAAATAAAGAGGGGCCAGCTACCAATCTTTTTGCATCCAATAAAGGTAGCACAGTGATGACTGAGGCCGCATCTCAGTATGGTGACGAAGCAAGGAAATTCGTGAACCGAGAATCTAAGAGGGCAAAAACTTGTACGATCAAAATAAGATAGATTTTACACAGGTTGTAAAAAAGGCAAGAACCGACAAGCACGCGACATGGATCGTGTGTTTGTTGACTAATGGTGAAGTTGAAATGGTAAAGACTTCTAAAGAATGGAGAAGTCTTAAAGATCTATGTGAAAAAAATAATCTATTTATACAAGAATTGTATTTGCAATTTAGGTCTAATTCAGTTAAGATAGATGTGTCCGACTGTGACGCGCTTTATTTTATCAACTCTGTAACTGCTATGATGGGCGGCTCTTCAAAAGAGACTTACACCATAGGAAAGTTTAAAGATGATAAAGTATATAAAACAATTTGGAATGTCCCAGAATTAATAGTTGAAAGAGAATTTGAAGACAATGAAGACGGTTGCTTCCAAGAAACCATTATACGTAATGACCAAAAGAAAAAGAACTGAAAAAAGCAAATACAAGCATACAAGCACTGGTGATTATTGCACCTGTGCCGCTTACTTAGCAGAAATGATGTGTCTAAGGCTTGCAGAACACAAAAATGAAGGAAATCTTACCCATAAATTTTGGAACAAGAAACCTTGGGACTGGACGTTCAAGCAACAATTATTTACTGCTAATTCTTTAATCAAGAAATATGGAGAGCTGGCCGTCGTAAAGGCGGTCAATTCTCCGTTTCTTTCTAAGGTGTTCTCACTAAAGAATAAAAGGGTTGTCCCAGAAATAAAACGACAACTAAAAATAATAGAAGAACAGGCAAATAAAAAACAGGAGCTAGACGTAAAAGAAAAACCAACCGCTAGAAAAAAATCATACGGCAAGAAAACTGGATTAAACAAACTTAGAGGATTGAAAGATGGCAAAAAAGAAAGCTAAAGCCAAATTTGACGATGACATCGTAAGCAATCAAATTATTGGTAAGTATGGAGATATTGTAGAAACAGGCTCCAAGGTTTTAGAAGACCTGCAAAACTTTAAAACTATTGGTATTTCACCAGCATTAGACTTAGCTACCGGTGGCGGTCTTCGAGAAGGCAGTGTTGTTGTTATGACTGGCGATCCCAAAACTGGCAAGACAACTACATCACTTTATTTTGCGGCCAAAGCTCAAGCCGCTGGTAAAAAAGTATTTTATTTTAATACAGAGGGTAGACTAACTAAAGAAAACTTTACTGGTATTAAAGGTTTAGATGCCGAACAAATCAAAGTTATTCAGGCGACAGACAATCAGCCGGTTGTATCTGCCGAGACGTTTTTAAATGCTATTGAAACATACGTTAAGAACACACCAGACTTTGTGGCGATTATTGACTCTGTGTCTAACATGGTTCCACAAGACGAGCTTGATGGAGAGGTTAGAGGTGGCGTTAGGGCGCAATTACCTAGACTACTAGCCATGTTCTTTAAACGTATTAGTAATGATGTAGCAAGAACTAAAGCTATACTTATTTTTATTACCCATAATATTGCTAATACTGGTGGATCAAGATGGTCGCCCGCTAAACTTGCAGACTGTGGAAACATGCTGCAATATCAAGCCGGTACAAACATGATTATTACTCACAGGGGTAAGTGGGAAGAAACTGACGCTTCCGGCAACGATGTTGGTCAGGTGGCTAACTGGGTAATCAAGACATCTGCCGCTGGCGGTAGACCAAACTCTAACGCTGTATCTTACATTAGATATGGAACCGGTATTGATGAAGTTAGAGAGCTGTGCGAAATTGCAAACGAGCTTACTTTTATCAAACAGGCGGGAGCTTGGTATACGATTGGTTCAGCGATTGGGTCTGATGACGAAAGAATTAAATCTCTACTAAAGAAAAATGAAGTAAATGCCGATGATCCAGAAGCGGTAGAAAAGTTCTTCAAGTTTCAGGGGATGTCAAAACTTAGTGAGTTTATCGAAACCAATCCTGAGATTCAAGAATTTCTTTACGATGAAATCAAAAGTGTACTATGAAAGTCGTAGGATTAAACGGTAGAGAGTATAATTTAAATTTAAATAAATATATTCTTAAAAAAGATGACAAGACCGTTAAATCGAAGTATCATATGGCGGCCAGAGAGTTGCTACATGAAATGTTTGCAGGTTACACGATTCTCGAAGAAGTTAAACTTCCGGGGTCAAGAGATCCAGCTAAGAAGTCTACATTATTTCTAGACTTTTTTATTCCCAACTTACAGCTTGGCGTTGAAGTCCACGGACGACAGCACTATGAGTTTTGTAAGTTTTTTCATAAAACCAAAGCTGGGTTCTTGACTTCGGTTAAGAGAGACTTTATAAAAGAAGACTGGTGTGAGCTAAACGGTATTGACTTGATAGTTCTT